GTTCATCGGCCCAGGCGGCGAGCAACTGCGTGAGCGCCGCATCGGCCTCGCGCGGCCAGGCCGGGCCTTGCGGCAGCAGCGCCTGGAGCTGGGCCAGGTAATCCGCCGACGTCATACCCATGTGATGGCTCCGAAGGTGGCCATCTGGCCGACGGTATGCGTCACGTTCGCGGCCGGCGCGGTGAGGATGTGATCGGTCTCGCCGGTGGCCAGCGAGATCGCCTCGCGGATGTGCGACAGCAGGATCGTGGCGCCCGGCGCAGCTACACGCCGCAGCAGGTCGCGCAGCTCGGCCTCGATTGCGGCGCGGATCGCGGCGGTGTCCGGGGTGATGTCGATGGTGAAGTCAAGCGGCACGGCGATGGGTGCGGCCACCGTGACGCCCGCCGTCACAGGCCGCAGGCTATCGATATGCGCCTGCACTGCCGCTACTTCGGCGGCGTCCGGGATCGGGCTGGCGTCGTCGTCACGCACGAAGCGCACGGTGACGGTGCCGAGGCCGAGTTCGGCGGGGTACACCCAGGCGCGCGTGACGCCAGGGACTTCAATCGCCCAGGCGATGTAGTCATGCGCAGCACCGCCGTGCGGCGGCGACTGGATACGGGCAAGCAGGCGGGCGCGCAGATCGTCGTCGGCCTCGATGTCGGCGCCGCCGGTGAGGGCAGCGGTCGTGACGGTGACCGCAGAATTAATGCCGGCAATCGGCGTGGCAATGGTCAACGCCGAAGCCGCCGCCGCATTGCCATCCTGCCCGGCCAGCAGTGCGGTGACGGCAGCGGTGGCAGTGCCGCCGGCGAGTGTCACTTCGGTGGTGATCTCGTATTCCGCGCCGTCAGCGCGCACCAACACCGTGCCGGCCGGCACCGTCGTGCCGCTGGCGCCGGTGAGGGCGACTTCGCCCACGGCTACAGCGGCGGCCTTGCGGGCGATGCCCCAGATGCTGGTCCAGCGTTCGAGAAATTCAGCTTCGGCCGTGTCGAAGACCACCTGCTGCGACAGCCAGCCGATGAAGCCATGCAGGCCGTGCGAAGCGCCGGCCAACACGCGGGTGAGCACCTGCAGGTCTTCGCGGCGCACCAGCTCATCGGCGCCCAGACGCGTCTGCGCATCGGACAGGGTGCGATTGACAAGTTCCTGCAGCGTGGGGCGGCTAAACGGCATGGCGGACGGTCTCCCAAAGGTCAGCGAAGCGCAGGACGAGCGGCCGCCCGTCGGTGCGATAAATCGTTGCGGACAGCGCGATGCCATCGGCGCCTCGGCGCTCGACCTCGATCTCGACGCGGCTGGCCAGCCCGTCTTCGATCATCCAGTCGAGCGACTCGCGGGCATATTCGCGGGCGCGATTGAGTGTGGCGGGCAGAATCTTTTCGCGCGCCAACAGCCACAGGCGCGAGCCGATGCGGTCGTTGGTCACCGCGCTGGTGGCATCGCCCCACCAGCCCATCTTGCGGCCCTCGGTCACATCGTCCGGGCTGGCGCGGCGCCAGGTGAACAGGCTGATGATGACGGCGCGCACCAGCGGGTCTTCCGGCGTCATGCCGAGCGAGAGCGTGCGGCCATCGACGACGATGGTTGCGGTCTGGTCGTAAATCATTTACATCCCCTGATTCGGTGTGCCAGTCGTACCGCCGCTGTCGCCGGGGTGCGTGTGACTGTTGTAGGTGGTGCGCATGCCCTTCATGGTCGCGCCGTCGGTGTCGCAGCGGTCCTTGATCTCGCCGGTCACTTCCAGCAGCGGTGTCACCAGGCGCAGCTTGGTGGTGGCCGTGATCTCGATCACGTTGCCGCGCTTGATGACGATCTTGCTGCCCAGGTCGTCAAACAGCGCCACCTCGCCGGATTCGAGGCCGGTCAGCCGGTAGCGGCGATCGGCCACCATGAAGGCCACGCCGTGGCTGCGGTCGCCGCCGAAGAATTGCAGCAGCGCCTCGGCGCCCGGATGCGGCTTGGAGGTGTAACCGTAGGGCTCGAAATGCTCGACGGCATCCTTCGCCTCGCCATCGAGGATGCGCACCTGCAGCGCTTGCATCTTCGTGGCCGAGTTGGCCAGCACCAGCGTGCCGCGCGCCAGCATGTTGCCGACGGAGCGCGCCAGTGGCGCCAGCATACGACCCAGCAGGCGCTCGTTCATGATGCCGCGGCTGCCACACCAGCCCATGGATCGCCGGTGGCGCCTTTACCCTTCTTCGCCGCCTCGGGCGTCGGGATATAGCCATCAACCGGCCCCACGCGCAGCACCGTCTCGGTGCCGCCGTCGGAAATCTTCCATGTCACCTCGACGATCAGCATCCAGACATCGAAACCGATCACCGGATCAATCACCTGCACCATCCGGTTCGGCAGCCACAAGCTGCCATCCTGTTGCCGCCAGCCCTGCACGGTGTAGACCGCCTCCAGTGCCTTGGCCTTGCGGTGCAGGTACTCATACCGCGCCCGGTCGGCGGCCATGCCGCGATCCACCTGGCCAGACTGGCGAATGACCAGCGGCCGGTAGCGCGCGGCCTTGCTGTCTTTCGCCGTGCTGGTGGCCTCGGCGACTGTCGCACCACTGTCTTCGTCGCTGCCGCTCCTCTGGCCCTTGACGGTGTACTGACTGAAGACATCCTTGAAGTCGAGCGGCGCATCAGCGCTCTTGACGTTCTCGCCCAGTTTGAGCGCCGTCGCGCAGCGGCCATCCTCGCCGGCGGCGATGAATACCAGCCGACCGTCGGCATCGTCGGTGGCCAGCAACTGGCGCAGGGTCAACAAGCGGTCGATGCACTCAAAAGCCGTCTCGCCAGGCTGAATCTGATGGTCGGCGATTGGCGCACCAGTAGCGGCCTGTGCCACCACGCTTATACCGTATGGCCTGGCCAGGTCGGCGGCGATGCGCTCGATCTTCGCGCCGCGCCATTGCCCGGTCTTGTGCTCGGCCGAGCAATCGACCAGGTCTGCGGTCTTGCTGCGCCCGCGCACACCCACCGACACCTGCATGGCGTCGTAACTGATCGGCGTGGCATCGACGTGGCCGGTCAGCAGCTTGTCGGCGCCGATCCAGACCTCGCACAGATCGCCGTGGCGGATGCGGCGCGGGATATTGGTTTCACCCGGCCAGCTGGTGGTGACGGCCAGGCTGAAGTCGCGCGCCTGGCGCTCGATGCCGGCGCCGATCTCGACCTCCTTCCAGCCACCGTACTCGGTGCCATTCACCCGCAGGGTGACGGCGTTATCGACCGCGGTCATGCCGAGAGCACCTTGAGCGGCGCCGACGGCACGAAGCCGGGATGGCGGATGCGATTGCGCGCGACGATCTCATCTTCGCGCGCGGGGTCTTCATACAGGTCATAGGCGACCGCCAGCGCCGGCAGCACCTCGGGCGGCGCGTAGTCGTGCAGCCGGGCCGAGGCGCGAATGCGCGCGCCCATGTCGCGGTGCACCTGCGTGCGCAGTTCGGCGAGCGCCACATAAGCCACATCGTCCGCCAGCGCGGCCTCGCTATCGAGCGCGAACAGCAGGTTTGAGCGTAGCGCCACGGCATCATCGAACACCGGCAGCGGCATCGTCGCCGTCATTGCAGACGCCTGCACCAGTGCGGCACGGCGATGCACGGCCGCCAGCGCATCGCGGTTGTCGAAGAGTCGCGCGCGCGCCGGGGTAATGGCAGCTGATCGCGCAGCCGGCTGAAATTGACCCGCGGCGCGCACGGCCGAGGAGGCGCGCTGGTAGTTCGCCGTCGAAAAGTCGGCGCCGGCACCACGGCGCTGCACGATGGCTTTGCTCTTGTTGAGCAGACCGAACAGCCGCGTCGCATAGTTCGCGGGAACGCCGAGCAGCGCGCCCAACTCGCCGAGCAGCGAGCCGGCCGGGCTGGCGAGGATGCCGCCGGACAGCACGCGGTCGAGCGTGCCCAGCATGCCTTCCGCCTTCGCCAGCGCATCGGCGCCCACCCAGGCCGGGGAGCCGTCGAGCGAGAAACATTCGGCGAATTGCTTGGTCGATAATTGCTCAAGCGCATCGGCCGCCAGCAGCGTCTTGGCGCCGGAAGCCGCGCCGGCCTCCGGGAAGGCCAGCTCGCCGCTTTCAACGAAGCTCAAGTGAATGCGGCACAGCCCGCCATCGTCGCGGCTGTGCGTGACTCGACAGCCATCATCCTTGATGCTGACGGTGAGCCGGCCATACCAAGGATGCACCAGCTCGCCGGGGCCGGCCTGCTCGACCGCCTCCAGCAGTTTGTCGCGGGCGGCCATGTAGCCAGGGCCGATCAGGAAAGCGGTCAGGCCGATCTCGCGCGCCTTCCTGCCTATATCCTCGACGAAGGGCTTGTCGCGCTGCGGGTACTCGTGCAGCTGCACGCGCCGACCGAAGGCGGCATCGTCTGCCTCGACCTGAAATTCAACGCCCCGGAATGAGGCCTTCTGAAGCTGATCTTGCCAGGCCATGATCAACGCGCCTGCAGCGCGAGGCTGCGATAGCCAACATCGGGATTCATCGAGACGCCCGGTTGATTGGTCTTGCCAGGCGCGGCGCGCATGCCGGGTGGCGCATTCTCGAAGCGCACCGTCATGTCGCCGGAAAGCTGCTGCCGACCGCCGGCCATTTGCATGGCGCCGGACTTCACCAGCGGCGTGGCAGCGGCGCCCTGATTGACGGTGACGCTACCACCCATCATTCCGCGCGCCCAGTCTGGAATCAGGTTCTGGAACCATGCCGAAAGCTCTGTGATCTTGCTGCCGATCCATTCGAAGAAGTTGGTCATCCAGCCCTTGAGCACATCGAAGTTGTCGTAGACTATATACACAGCGGCGGCGATGGCTGTCAGCGCCAGCCCGATCGGGTTGAGCAGGAACAAGCGGCCGATGATGGCAAACGCTTTACCGACCCACAGGATGGCCGCGCCGACGGCCTTCCATCCACCGACAATTGCAAATAATCCGGCGCCGAAGCGCCATAGCGCCCCGACGATGCCGAGAATCGAGGCGATGGGGCCGGCGAGGAACAGCGCACCGAGGCCGATCAGGACGTTCTTCATGCCGCCGAGGCCGCGCACCAGATCGCGCACAGCGACTACCGCGTCACGCATGTCCGCCACCAGCCCGCGCCAGTCATAACTTTTCAGCACGCTCACCAACTCGGTCAGCGTGCCGGTGATTTCCGAGCGCAGCATTTCCTTGTTCGCTGCAATCCATTCGCCCATGCTTTTGACCACAGGCATCAGCGCCGGGGCCAGATCGGCAACCACCCGCGTCCATTGCGCCTTGACGGCCTGGCCGACATCGCCGATGGTATCGCCCAGATCATCGAGCTTGTTGATCGCATCGTCATCAACGGTCATGCCCAGCCGGCGAATCTCGGCGGCCCAGTCACGCACCCCCTGCCGACCCTTGAGCATGATCGGCAGCAGCTTGCCGCCGCTCTTGCCAAAAAGCTCCATGATCATGCGCGTGCGCAGGGCAGGGTCGGACGTGCGCGCGAAGGAGTCGGCAAGATCGGGCAGCACGTCTTCGAGCCTCATCAACTCTCCGCGCGCATTGCGCAAGGGAATATCCATCTTGCGCAGCAACGCCAGAAAGGTCTTATCCGTGCCAGCCGCCGCATCGGCGATGCCCTTGTTGAATTTTTCGGCGGCAGAGGTCGCATCTTCCGCCGACCCGCCGACGTTCGAGAGCATGACCGATAGTTCCTGGTATGCGCCAGCACTCATGCCGGTGCGCTCGGTGGCATCCTTGATCCGGCGGGCATACTCCATGGCCGCCCGCGCGGCCCGTTGCGCCCCATAGGCCACAGCGCCGAACGCGAGGCCGGCAGGGATGCCCACGCTGCCCAGCAGCGAACTGCCATGCCGGCCGACATCCTTGATCGTCTTGCCGGTCAGGCGCACGGAGCGCTGGATGCCCTTCAGCGTCGGCGTGATCTTGTCGACCGCGCTGATGATCGCCTTCAGGTCAAACTTATCCGCCATGATCAGGCCCTGTCAGTTTGGCAAGCCGGACGGCCTGCGCTTCGTAGATCAAAAAACGGGAGAGCGGCAGCGCCTCGACCGCCGCGGGGTCGAGGCGCCAGAAGTAGGCGACTTCGAACGCGCGGTCGGCAAGGCGTGCGGCGTCTATTCCCCGAAAAAACCCAGCACGACCCCCAGGCATGCCTGGAAATCGCGCACCGCAAGCTGCTTGACGACGCTGGGCGGCACCTTGGCCAGCCGTGCAATCAACTTGCCGACCGCGTCGGCGTTCGGCGTGGCCTCGCCGTCGCCGATGGTGAGCGGATAGCCGCACTCCATCACGTCGCCGGCCATGGGGTCGCGCAGGTCGAGTTCGCGGATCTCTTCGTCGCCGTGCTTGATCGGCTTGGTCAGGGGAATTTTCACTGCCAGATCCCCTTGACACCGTTGAACTCAAGTTCGACTTCGCCATCGTCGCCCTTGGCATTTGGCTCGCCGATCAGGTAGGCACCGGACAAGGTATAGACCTTGCCGTTCGCCAGTTCGGCGGTGATGGTCATGTCGCGCCCCTCATTCAGCTTGGCGAGCGGGAATGCCAGGGTGAAGATGAACGTGCCCTTGATGAAGGGCGCGCGATGCGTTTCCTTGTAGCCGGCGACGCCGGTAAGGCCCATCACAGTTTCGAGGTTCTTGTCGGTGATCGGGCATTCGAGACTGCCCTTCAGTTCGAGTTGTTCGCCGTCTACTTTAAAGTAGCAGGTGCCGGCGACGCGCGGTGCTTGTGCCATGTCGATGTCCTTTTAGTGAGGGATTAGGCCGGGTATTGCAGACGGAACTGCGCTAAAACGGCGAAGATGCGCAACTGATTGACCAGGTCGGGCGGGTAGAGCACGTTGAGGCGGTTCGGGTCGTTTGCGTCGCGCTCAACGATGAGGTTGGCGGCAAAGGCCTTGGCGTTTTCGACGATGCCCATCTCTTCCAGCGCGGCGTATTCGCTGAGGATTTCGCCACGCACCACGCTGGGCGTGACGATGGCCTGGCCGGCGCCGAAGCGGGTGCCGTCGTTGGCCAGCTTGTGGCGCGGGTATTTCTGCGTGACGTTGTAGCGCAGGCGGCGCAGCACATAGGCCAGTGTGTGCATGGTCTCGCTGTCGAGGTAGCTGGGGTCGGCCTGGTCCCAGAGGTTCTTCTGGTAGGTGGTGATGGCGCGCTCGACGCGCACCGCGCCGCCGCCGACGTAGCTGGTGGCGACGCCCTTGTTGAGCAGGGTCTGCCGCTCGGTCATGATGAAGCGCGTACCGGCCGGTGCGGGCAGGATGCCGACCAGCTCGCCGGTCTGCGTCGGGCGGGCCGGGTCGGCGGCGATGAAGACGGCGTTGCGCGCGCCGTAGGCTGCCGCGTATTCCCATGGCGTGTTCGGCACGCCGGTTTCGTAGCCGGCGATGCTGGCGTGCTGGTCGTTGCGGGCGCCACCCAGGGTTACCAGGTTGGCGAAGGTGTCGGCCTTGGCCGCATAGACATGGCCGTAGATCTGCCGGTTGTAGGCCCAGCGCCCGGTGGTGTCGTTCATCACCGTCTTGAGCGCATCAAGCGACGTGCTGTCGGTATAAGGCATGATGATGAAGTCGTATTCTTCGTCGCCCATGGCGGCCAGCGCCGTGGTCAGCGTGGGGTCGGCGGTGCCGCCGGTCATGGCGACGACGGCGACAGCCACGCCGGCCGGCGTGGATTCTCCGCCGGCATAGCCGCGATAATTGAGCTGCAGCTTGATGGCGTTGCCGAGCGTGCCTTTGTGTTTGGCTGTGACGGTAACGGCGGCGGACAGCACGGTGGCGGTCACCGGCAGGGTGGGGTCGGCATTGATCGCGGTGTTGATGGCGGCGGCGATGGCCGTGGCGGCATCGGCGGCGGCGACGGCAACCTGCACGCGCTGCGCGCCGATCCACAGGTTGATGGTGCCGGCGGCGGTGGCCGGCCCGGTCACCGTGAGCGTGCCAGATGCGGCGGCGCCGGCGCCGTTGTCGGCGAGCGGCAGGCACCAGACTTCACCGAAGCTGTCGTTGGCACGATACACGTCGTGCATGCGCGCCAGCATGGAGCCGATGCCGAACTGTGTCTTGGCTTCGTCGGTGCGGCTGACGAGGATGGGCGCGTTTGCCGCTGCGACGCCGGCGGGCAGCATCTGGCCGACGATGAGGGTGCGCAGCGCCTGGCTGAAGTAGCCAGCCTGCGAGTTGTCGACCTCCGCATAGAACAGCGGGACGCGGACGTTCTGGGGGATGGTGTTAAACGAGACAGTCATTTATCCGCTCCTTTGGTTTTTGCGGGTTTGAGTTCGGCTTCGACTTCGGCGACATCGCCTTCGGCGAGACGGCGCAGCCAGTAGGTGGTCGCTTCAACGGCGCGACCTTCGGGCGGCAGAAAGCCGCCCTTCTCCGGGTCGGGCACTTGCCGACCGGAAACGGGTTTGACCAGCATGTGAACTCCTTATTGCGGGATGGAAAGGGTGAGCGCGGCATCGATCGTGCCGTCCGGACCACGCTCGCCGGCGGCGACGCGGTTCGGGTCGAACGGGTCGATGGTGTCGACATCGATGTGCAGCGTCTCGAACGCGCCGAGGGCCGCGTTGGCGGTGGCCTGCCAGGTGTCGGCTTCGACGATCTCGGTCGCGGCGGAGAATTCGAACTGGTAGTAGAGCCTGGCGCGGTCCATGTCGAGCAGCGCGCCGCCTTCATACTGAATCGGGCCGTGCGTGGCTGACGGGTTCCAAGCCAGCAGCGCAGCCCACAGCGTGGCGCGAATCGCGGCCACGGAGGTATAGCCCGCCTGGCCGCGCTCGTCGGCGGTATTGCTGACGGCGACGATCACCATGAAGCTGTCGCGCACGATCTGGCTGTAGCCGTTTTCGCTGCTCTGCGGCTCGGCGTTGTCGTCGAGCGGGATCACGTAAGCGGCCGGCATGACCAGGTTGGCCGTCTCGGGCAGGCGCTTGTATTCCGCCGCGCCGGCAATGCGGCTGGCGAAGGTGGCCGTGGTGCGCGCCTTCAGCGCGGTGACGATGGCGGCGATGTCCATTTACTTCCTCGGCACAATGGCGTCTTTGAGGGCGCGCTTGATGGCGCCGCGGGCCATGTCGCGGCGCGATTCGAGCGCGTCGGTCATGAAGTTCTTGCGTTTTTTAAGATTGCGCTTTGCGCTGCCGTAGCTCAAAAACGCCGGGTAGAAGTCCTTCCCCATTTCCTCTGTCTTGTCGGGCTGGATGCGCACCAGAAAGCCGGGCTTCGAGACGCGATACTTGATCGCCCGCCGCAGCGTGCCAGTCTGGCGACCGGGATATTCCCCGGCGCCGGAGATCGCGCGGCGCGCCACCAGGCGGCGGGCTTCCTTCTGTACCTCGCGGCCGAGCAGGCGCATGGTCTTGCGGATCTGCTTGCCGTCAAAGTCGATGCGACTGAAGCCTTCGAGCGTGGCGTTGATTTCAAGCATTGCCGAGGTTCTCCACTTCAATCATGACGAAGGACTTGCCGCCATTCACCGCGCTGGCGCGGCGCACGCGATAGCGCTGGCCATCGCATTCGCATTCATGCTCGCCGGTGATCGTGCGTTCGGTGAGCGCGGCCGTGCGGCGCATGAAGACGCGGTCGGTCACTTCCTCGCCGACCTGTTTGCTGCCGAAGAACAGCGCCCCGCCGACCGGCTCGATCTGGGCCCACACGGTGGCAACGGTGGCGTAGCTCGGCGTGATGCCGCCGCCCATGGCCGGCATGTCTTGCCGGCGCTTGATGACGAGACGGCGGTTGAGGTCGCCAATGTGCGGTTCCTTGAGCATCAGAACCTCAGAATCCGGTAGGGATCGAGCAGCGCGCCGACGAAGGGCACCTCACTGGCGGCGTTGCCGGCGCCCGCCGATTCGCGGGACGCATACCAGGTGCCGATTTGCAACAGCATCCACTGCTTGATTTCCTGCGGCACGGCGGCGGCATTCCCGAAGCCGGCGGTAAAGGTGATTTCCACCGCATCGAGCGTGGCGCGGGCGGCAGGCCAGCTCGTGCCGTAGGCCGCCACCACCAGTCCGACAAGTCCAGACGCATGCACTGTATAGGCACTGGCATCCAGCGTTTGCAAGACCCCGACGGCATCGTAATACTTGATCGACGCGACAGACTGCAGCGGCGGCAGTGGCAGCGCGATCGCCGCAGCGGGGAAGGCGGCAAAGGTCAGCTTCCAGGTCTGCGTCACCAGCGCCCGCCCGGTCTGCTGCTCGGCCATGCGCCGCGCGGCGATGATCAGCGCGGTGATCAGCGCGTCGTCATCGGCGCCGTCGACCTTGCAATGCAGCTTGGCTTCCGCCAGGCTGACCGGCTCGGCAGTCGGCGCGGTGATGAGGGTGAGGCCCATGGCGGATTACTCGGTGGCGGTCTGATCTGATTCGGTGCCGGAAGTCGGTTCCGACGGGCCGGCGAGTTCTGTATCGGCTGGCGGCGGGGCTTTCGAAGCGGCCTTGGGGGCGGCATGCACGATGACTTCGGCGCCGAGCTCATTGATGCAATATGAGATGGCACCCTTGTCGGGATCAACCTGGCCCTGATCGGCGAGTGACTTGGCGTTGGCGGCAGGCAAGTCGACAACCTGGTTGGGCTGGTAAATCTTGCCGTCGAGATGCACGACGGCGAGGATGCGTGCTTTGGTTCCCATGCGATTCTCCAATGAGGATGGCCCGCCAGCGCAAAGCGGGCGGGCCGGGTGGGATTACTGACGGATCAGGTGGCGCTGTTGGCGTAGTACTTGACCGCGCCGCCGACATCGACGAAGTTGCCGCCGCTGCGCATCCAGGCGAGGAAACCGATCTGGCCGAGCTTGATGTAGGCAGAGTCGTCGAAGCGGAACATTTGCATGTCCATCGCATCGCGGATTTTGTAGAACGTGAAGTCACCGAACAGGATGGACTTGGCGTTGGCGGCCATGACGGCGATGTCCTGGTTGATCTGCACCGGGTAGCCGAGGACTGTGTCGGGCATCGCCTGGCCGAGGCCGTCGTAGCCGGGCAGGAAGATCGGGCGGCCGGCGCTGTCCTTGAGCTTGCGAATGACCTTGAGCGAGGCATCATTCATCATGAACCGGCAGTTGCCCAATGCGCGGTAGGCCGGATCGACGGAGTGCACCAGATCGACCAGATCGTCGAAGATGACCGTGAGGGTCTGGCCGGTGGTACCGACCTTGCCGGAGGCGGCGGCGGTGACGATGCCGTTCGGCTGTGCGGTACCGGTGCCGGTGGTGAAGTAGGTGTTAGTCACACGCCCGAGACGCTGCACCAGGCGGCCACGGATGAAGGCTTCCATGTCGATGCTGGAATCCTGCAGCAGCTCGAAGGGCACGGCGACGATCTTGGAGCTGAACTTGTAGGTCTTCAGCGAGACAACGCCAAAGCTCGGGTCGGCTGCAGTGGCAGTCGTGTTCTCACCGATCAGCTCGCCGGTCTCGCTGGTTCCATCCGACGTCGGGAAGTTGATGTCGCTGCCGGCGGCGGTGCGGAAGACTTCAGCGACGGCGCGCATGCCGCCATAGGCCTTGAGCGCATCGGCGACGGCGGTGGCAACTTCGGTGGGGACGGTATAGCCGCCCTGCGCCGCCGTGCCGACCGACATGGTGTTACGCAAAGTGCTCCAGTCATCGGCCGTCAGAGAGCGCTCGCCTTCGCGCATCAGTTTATTGAAGGCGACCAGATGCGCGGGCTGCTTGTCGTCGCGCGCTTTGCGCTCAACGACGTTGCGAATGCCGTCGACTTGCGCGTTGTCGGCGATGGTATCGAGCACATGCTGGATGCGCTTGGCTTCGCCGTCGATGGCTTCGATTTCGGCCATGGCGGTGTCGTACTGATTCTGCAGCTCGGCATTCCACTTCTCGCCAGGGTGCTTGTCGAGCAGGGTATGGAGGTTGGTGGCGAGGGCGGTGCGGCGCTCCCGCAGTTCTTGGATCGATTTCATGGTTTGTCCTTTCAAGACAATGGGCATAAAAAAACCGCCCGAAGGCGGCTGGCTCTGATGGACGCGGGAGCGCCTATGCAGATGCGGCTTCCGTCACGCGCAGGCGGCGGCGGAGGTGTTCGGTGTTGTCAAAAGTCGGTGCTGGCGGGGCGGCGGCAGCCGGCGGTTCGGTGACCGTCGGCGGTGCAATGGCTGGCGCGTGGTCGTAGGCAGTGAGATTCCAGGCCGAGGTCACCCGATTACTGGCGGCACCGGCGGCAACGCGGTCGGCGAAGCCGTGCTTGACGGCTTCGTCGGCGCTGAACCAGGTTTCGGCGGACATCCAATCGGTGATCTGGCTTTCGCTCTGCGCGGTCTCCTTGGCGTAACCGGCCACAAGCACGGCATCGATCTTGTCGAGCAGGTCGGCAGTTTCGCGCAGGTCGCCGCTATTACCAATGGCAATGCCCTGCGCCTGGTGAATCATCACCATTCCGCCGGGGCTGATGACGACCTCGTCGGCCGCCAGCGCCACCCAACTCGCAGCGCTGGCGGCGAGTCCATCGATGTGGGCGATGATGTTTGACGAGTGCTCACGAATGGCCTGTGCCATGCTCTGTCCGGCGAAGACTTCGCCACCAGGGGAGTCGATGCGCAGGTGCACAGTCTTGGCGTCGATGGCGGCGAGCGCCTTGACAAAATCGATGGCGGCGATGGCGTCGCCCCAGTAGTTGTCGGAGACGATAGCGCCATAAAGATAGATGGTCGCCTCGTCGGCGGCCTTGTTGTCGACGCGGAACAACCCCTTGCCGCGGTTGTCGATGAGCAGGCGTTGCAGTCGGTTCATTGGGTTTCCTTTGCGGGATCAGGTGTGGGATCGGCGGGTGTGGCGCTGGTAGCCTTGCTGAGTTCGTCGCCGCCGGCGATGGGCGGCAGGTTATCAAGCCGTCGGACCTCGTTCGGCGTCATCCATCCTGGCTCGCCGGGGCGGCCCAAGGCGATGCGATAGCCTTCGTTGCGGCTCTTGTAGTCGCCGCGCTCAAGGCCGGCGGTCACGAATTCGGCGAAGAACACCGGCGACTTGCGGAAGACCTTGCGGTTGATTTCTTGTTCGAACTTGATGAGGTGGCGATTGAGCGTGTATTTAACGAAGCCGATCGACTGCTGCTCGATCCCGGTCCCCCAGCTCGTGCTCTTGTCGAGGATGCCGATCATGTGGGGCGGCACACCATAAAAGCGGGCGATGTCGCCGGCGTTGTACTGACGGGTCTGGATCAGTTGCGCATCTTCCGGCGAAAGCCCAAGCGCTTTGACATCTCCACCGCCGGAGAGGATGGCGGGGACGTGCGCGTTCCGGGCGCCGGCATAGCGTGCCATCCAGCTTTCGCGGAACAGGTCGGCGGCTTCCGGGCTGAGCTTGGCGGGCGTAGTAACGACGTAGTCGGGCCGGGCGCCGTTGCTGAAGAAGCGGGCAGAGTATTCGTCGGCGGCGAGCGCGGTGCCCATGCTCTGGCGCGCGGCATGGCGCAGCGGCGAGAGGCCGCGCTGGCCGTCAAAGCCAAGGCCGGGGACATGCAGCATGTCGTCCTGGTCAATCACTTCGACCTTGCCGCTGGTGTTGATGGTGTAGATGATCCGGCCATCGATAACCGTTGTCGCTATGGCCAGCGGATGCACCGGCTCGAAACCCACGATACGCGGGTTCATGGCGCCCGCGCGGCGGATGATGGCGAAGGCGTCGCCATGCAGCAGTAGCGACCAGGCGAGGTATTCCCACATGACAGCAGCCGACATGCGATCGCAGGGCTGTTCGTTAAGCAGCCACCAGACGTCGTGATCGGCGCGCTCGCGGCCGGCCTTGGTACGACTGTAAATGGTCAGAGGAAGGCTGGCCAAAGCCCCACCAATAAGGCTGACGCAGGCATAGACCGCGCTGAGACTCATGGCAGTGCGCTCGGTGACGGCGGGGCCGGCACTGGATAGCGCACCAGCGCCGGTCAGCCATTCGTAAAGCTGGCTGCCGCTGGTGCCGCTGGAAAGCGGGTATGTCGCGGCGGCGTTGGCCACGGCTGAGCGTGCAGCGGTGCGCTCGGCCATGAAGCGATCGAGAACGACGCTACCTTTATGGGCAACGCGCTCGGCGTTGTACCAGTTGGTGGTGGTGCTCATAGGACTTGCAGCTCCATGGTGTCGTCTTGCGGCGCCGAGACCATCGAGCGAATGTGCGCGACGATAGTGCCAACGGCGGCGTCGATTTTGTTCTGCGCCCGCAGCTTGCGCGGAAAGATGTTTTCGTTGCGGTCCGGCGCGACTTCGACGTTGCTCAGCTGCCAGACGTAGCAGGGGTTTCCGTCGTGGTGGAAGCGACCGGCATCGACAAGCGCCTGAATGTCTTTCATCGGCTCGGACAGGTAGCGGACCTGTTGCGGGATGTCGACAACTTCAAATCCTTCGGCGGCGAGGTTGGCGCCGATCTGCTGGCCGCCCCATTGGTCCTTGGCAACTTCCCGCACGACAACTATTCCTGCGCTGGCCAGCACGTCTTCCTGTATCTGCTCAAGGTCGATCATGTTGCCGGGTGTGGCAATAAGATGTCCGGAGTGAACCCACGCCTGGTAGTGGGCGTTTTCCGGTTTATCGACGGCGGACTGCGGGACGTAGTTGCGGCTGATGGCGTAGTAGTGGTCTTCACCGGCAACGGTGCGCCTGAATTCAAAGACGGCGCTGGCGATGTCCTGCTTGCTCGCCAGGTCGAGGCCGACAACGCAGGTTTCGCCGCGGAACGATTCAAGAGTGAGGGTTGGATCGCTCGCCAGCTGCAGGTTGTAGAGGTTAAGCCAGGGCGATGCGGCAGCGACCCAGACGTTGAGGTGCTTGGTCTTGAATGTGTTTTGCTTGCGCGGGTCAGCCAGGGCGTCACGCTGCTGGGCCTTGAGGAACTCGGCATCGACGCTGACGCCGTAATTCGGGTTGGCCTTGATCAGGGATTCTTCGGTAGTCCAGTCGTCGCCCTCATCGATACCGAAGACGATGCCAAAGCGCTGGTCGTTTTCGATCACGCCTTCAAGAATTTTCTGGAGCTCGGCCTGGTGCAGGTAGCACGGGCCGCTGATGTCGCTGCCGGAGGTAGTGATGACCAGCATGAGCGGCTGCGAGCGGGCGCCCATGCCGGTTTGCATGGTATCGTAGAGCTCGCTGGTCTTGTGTTCGTGATACTCATCGACAATCGCGCAGCTGGGCGAGGCGCCGTCGCCGGGCTTGCCGATGACCGGCTCGAACTTGGCGTTCTTTTCGATGACAGCGAGGTTGCTGGCATTGGTCACGACACCGTATTTCTGCCGGTAGATCGGCGTGGCGCGCGCCATCAGAAGGGCCGGGCGAAAGACTTCCAGCGCTTGGTCCTGCGTGGTGGCGCCAGAATAGACTTCTGCGCCGAATTCGCCATCGACGGCGAGCATGAAGTTGCCGATCACGGCGGCCAGCGTGCTCTTGGAGTTCTTGCGTGGAACGAACAAATCTGCGGCGCGGAAGCGGCGCTTGCTGGTGGTGATGTGCACCCAACCGAAGATGCTGGCCAGGATGAAGGCTTCCCACTCCTCGAGCACGATCAGTTCGCCCCGCCCAGCCCAGTCACCTTTGATGTGCGGCATTAGCTCGGCGAACCGGCACACGCGCTCGGCCGGGCGGTAGGCGATGCCGTCAGCGTCGATCAGTTCGGGATTAAAGGCAAAGGGGAAGCCGTCGCCGCCGGCGCGATCGAGATCCTTGAGATGGCGCGCGCAGGCAAGGCGGTGCCATTTGCAGGCGGGG